TTCCAGTGCAGCAGCTTCCCGAAGGACGAGGGTTACACCGATGTGAAGCACAGTCGGGGTATTAATTCACGTTCGGACCAATTCAAATGTCTGGTGGGGCCGACCTTCAAGGCCATAGAGACCGTTGTCTACAAGGACCACCATTTCATCAAGCACGTTCCGGTGTCGCAGCGCCCAAAGTACATCATGGATCTCCTCGGTAACTTTGCCAAGGTGTACGCTAGCGACTTCACGAGTTTTGAAGCATTGTTCGTCGCAATGTTTATGATAGCTTGTGAGTTTGTTTTGTATGAGCATATGACGAAACATCACCCGGAAGGCCGCGACTTCATGCGTCGCTGCTACAATATCCTTGCGGGTCGAAACATTTGCAACTTCCGAGACTTCACAGTTTGGATTAAGGCTACGCGCATGTCAGGAGAAATGTGTACCTCGTTGGGGAACGGGTTCTCAAATCTCATGTTGCAGCTTTTCCTGAACAAGAGGGCTGGCGCAAAGGAAGTGGAATGTGTCGTGGAGGGAGACGATGCGCTCGTTGCTACTGACGGGCCTACCGCCACGGCTGAAGACTTCGCCCGGTTGGGCATGATCATTAAGCTGGAGCCAGTAGACGACATCTGCGATGCGAGTTTTTGCGGTTTGGTATTTGACCGTGACGACATGCTCAACATTTCAGAGCCGTTGAAGGTTCTAGCCTCTTTTGGTTGGACCGGACGACAGTATAGAAATTCGACCCGACGCGTACTCGAGCCGCTACTGAGGTGCAAAGCCTTGTCCTTAGCCCACATCTATCCGGGGTGTCCTATCATATCTGAGTTGGCTCAATATGGACTCCGGGCAACCGCGCACGTGCCCAACGCGCGCCTTTGGAACAGATGGAAGCAGAAGGACTTGAACATGTGGGAGAGGGAGCGATTGAAGGCAATACTTGAAGCTGGTGAGGTGAAGCCCATTGCACCGCCGATGAACACTAGAATCCTTATGGAAAGGAGGTTCGGTGTGTCGGTGGAGACTCAACTTCAGGTGGAAGCTTACCTGCGAAAGCTGGATTGCATCCAACCCCTCGTGCTGGACGTGGAGCTGTTCCCGAGCTCCTGGAGATGGTACTTTGATGCTTATGTCAGGTCCGGATCCACCGACCGCCCTCAGGTTGGTCACCTGAGACATGGCGATGGATGTCCGCCTTGCTTGCGCGAAACGACGAGAGGCCGCCTGGTGACTGTCAGGCCGCCTGTTCGAAAGGGGGAGTAACGTCTTCCCCTG